CAACCATTTGTTTCTTAACAGTGCGAATTCGTTTATGATTTTTTCATAATCAACCACATCTGCTTCACCGTCCACGTATTTTTCTACGTCTCTACTGCTGAGTGCTCTTTGATAGTTTTCTAAATATTTTTTGAAATGTTTCGAACGCAATCTACGTAATTCTATGTTCATGTATTGTAGAATTGCTTCTATTTCTTGTAACTGATTAAATCTTTGTTCAACAATACCAGGCATATCTGCTGATGCTTTCTCGATATTACCTCGTATTCTTATTTCTGACCTTGCCTGTTCGAGTTCATCTTCGTAATGCTTGATGGCATCAGGAATTACTCCAATATCTTTAGCAATTTTCTGATACCATCCAGCCATTAATAATCCTCGTCTTCGGATTCAGCATCCAAATAATATTGAATTGCTTGATCCAAATCGTCATCGGCGCCTAGTGCGTTTTGAAACTCTTCATCATCAACGCCATAGTCTGCCATTAAATCTACAAATTTTTCTGCGACAACGTCCATAGATTGTTTTCTATCAACGTATTCTTTGAACAACTGCCAAATTTCAACTAACTGACTTCCTTCAATCATTTTACTCCTCAACTGCTTCTGTTTCTGTTGTTTGTTTTTCTTCTTCTGTAGAAACTATACTGTTAAAGTCTTTCATAATGTTGTCTAATAAGTCGCCGCCGGCTTCCCAAACCTTACGATATTCTTTAACTTCTGTTCCTTTTGAATCCACATATTTAAGTCTGTTTCCATCTTTGGACAGTATACCTTTCTTTTCAAATAGATCAACTAGTCCACTGTATGGATTCATTCCTGTTTCATATGGAATCTTAACTTGCACACCTTCAAAAGGTTTAGCATAACGAGTTTTCATTACTTTACAACCTGCTCTAATACCTTTGACGTCTGTTGTTTTATTACCGTCTTCATCTTCTTTTAGTTTCAATTTTTTCATTGCAACTACAATAGATGATGCATAGATAAATCCTTGTCCACCTGATATCTTATCATCAGGATCAAACATATCCTGTGATGCATATGTGTGATTGGTTGCTACAAGTCCAACATTGTGTGAACCAAACATATTAACACAGTTTCTCACAAGTGATGTAAGTGCCTTAGGTTTTCTACCCATGTCACCCTTCATATCACCTTTATTAAACTGATCAACATCTGTCGGCGTTAGTAACATACCCAATGAGTCAATTACAAATAAAACTTTTGGTCTGTCAGCCTCAGGCATTTCTTTATAGTCTGCCATAAATGTTGATACTGTTTTAGCAACATCATCAATCATTGACATATTCAGTTTTAATAATTTTTTCTCATCTGTATCAACTCCTAATGCGTGTAACCATGCTTCGTCAAGTGCGTTTTCTGAATCAATTAGTACAACAAATATACCTTGATCCTGTGCCGCTTTGACAATGTTTCCTGAACAGATATATGATTTACCTGCTCCAGACTCTCCTGCAAATACAGTTACTTTGCCTAGTGGAATACCTTTGTTGAAATCGCCACTTACCAAATAGTTAAGTGCGAAGTTACCTGTTGAAATCCAATCTGTTGGATCATGAAATCCAGCACTCATTCCAGTGATGGATTTTGTTAAGTTTTTTCTAAATTTACTTACATCAAATGCCTTTACCATAATTTATTCCTTCTTTTAGTATGTGTGGGGAGTTGCCTCCCCACAATGTACTTTACTATTTTGATTGTCTTGCTCTTATCATTGCCAAGATATCCTCTGCTTTTCCGCTTGAAGATTTATTTTCTTCCGCAGTTGGCTTTGGTGTTTCTTGAGTTTTTGCCTCAACTACTGGTTCTGCTTTCACTTCAGGAGTAGGTGTTTCTGCTCTTGGAGTTACTGGATCACCAGTTTTTGCTGACACGCCCGCTGGTCTAAAGTACTGACCAAATTTGTCCATGTCATATGCTTCACCGTCAACAGATGCTTCAAACATTTCTTTCATTACCTTAACTTCAACTTCTGAAGGTTTTTTAGGTAAGAAATCGTTTAGATTGAATAAACTATTTGACTCAATCGCTTTGCTTTCTTCTTCTGTTAAAGGTCTTGATTTTCTAGACCATGTTGATGTTGAATAATCAGCATATCCACCTTTGGATGTTTTGATAATTCTAAAATCAACACCGCTTGTTGAATCAGTTGGAAGAT